ATTCCCACATATATGATCTATCTCCATATTCGTCCAAATGCCATCTATCTCCATCTTCATCAACAAAAGAAGTTTCTTCACTTAATCCATCTGATAAAAATCCAAATGGTGCCATATCTTGTTCTATTTGATCCCTTTGATCTTCGTAAATTCTTTTACGAACATCGTTGTCAGTCATCTCTTTAAAATAGTCCTGAACGACCAACCAAGCAAAAATTACAAGACACATCGCAAGGTCATCATTGCAACCTTCTTCTGCCTCAAAAGATTGACTTTTTTGAATAAAAGTTGTCAATTCACTAATAATATCATAATCTTTTATTAATAATTTATCATCTTCAATGATTGTTTTTAAGTTTGAACATCCAACTTTTTTGACGGTTTTGGACATTTTAATTCCCAATTGAGTTTTCTTTCCGGAAAATCCTTGACCAACCAATTGACCTGCACGACCTCTCATAGAGCACATCAAAATATTGTCATATTCTAAATCAAAATGCAAAATACTTGATACCTGTTCCCCGATATCATTTACTTCAGTGAGGACAAATGCTTTATTATAAGCTTTTGCGACTTCGTGAATGATATTTGGAAAAAGCATAGGTTTAATTTCATTATTTCTATATTTTGCGACTACCTTATATGGGAATTGACTAATATCAAATACAATAAATGCAGAATAGTCATTACTCATTCCACGAGAAACATCTACAGTCATTAAATAAGTATTTTTTTCTTGTGGTTCTTCATAAACATCCAATCCTTTATTTCTGGTTAATGGATCATCATAAACCATCATTCTAAGTTTTGATGGAGTAATCAAAGTATCAACAGACCCCAAAAATTCGCACTCAAACTCTTGTGTGAATTGTCTTTCGGAAGTATTCGCAATTGTTTGCCGTTTCCACTCTGCATCTCTTCCAGGCACCGCAGACCAATGGACTTCTAGTGGAACATAACCATTCTTTCCTCTTTCTGCATCGTGCCAAAGTTTATAAAACATATTCATCCCATTTGGAGTTGAGATGATAATAACCTTTGTACTCTGTCCCGAAGAAATAGTAGGATACACAGAAGAGAAGAACTGCTCTGCAATATGATTTGGAATGAATGCAAATTCGTCCAAGAAAATAATATTAAAAGAGTTTCCTCGGACAGCAGAAGATGAGGTAGATGCTGCTACAATTTTGGAACCATTTTCAAGTTCCAACGAACCTTTATTCCAAGAACCAACACCCTGCTGCAACCACTTTGGTAAATTTTCATAAGATAATTGCAATCTACCTAAAAGTTCTCTTGCAGTTTCTGCTTTGTTTGCTAGAATTGCGATTCTTATGTTGTCATTGAAGAGAGCATAATGCAACAAATATGAAACAACAGTCGTAGATTTACCTGTTTGCCTTGGTAATTTTGCAATATTAAATCTATTCTCATGAAAGTTTGTAATCAATTCTTCTTGAAAATCATACATATCAAACGGAACTAATCCGTGATCAAGAGAGACAATTCTTACATAATTTTTTGCAAAATGAATTGGGTCACTTTTGCATTTTAAGTATTCTTGAATTTGTTCTGTCGTAAATTCAATTTGAACATTTTCTGCTTTTAGATTGGGATTTCCCTTATAATGTTTTTCCATCAATTATACCAATTTGTGTCATAACTTCTTGTTGCTTCAAATATAATTTAACAAATGATTTTGCTATATCTTTTACTTGTTCTATATTTTCGCAAGTATCTAATTCTCTTGAAATCCTTTCATATTCAAAATTTTTAGATAAACAATCAAGAATAATTTTATCTGGATCCATCTAATTCTCCTGTAAATAATAAAGGTTTTGTCGGGTCTTTTGGTGCAGGGTTGAAAGTTAAAACAATAGCACCTGGGTATATTTTTCTCAGTTCATAAGTCACCTGTGGTTTTGATGGTCTAGTGAATTGGGGGAAAAACATTTGAGATGAAAGAGATCTTCCTCTCCAATTAAAAATTATAGTATAAGTTGAACCTCTTGATTGTATTCTAGTATATATTTCTCGGATATTTTTTATTTTATTGTCAGAGTAATTATATTTTACTTCCTCATTTGCTGGATGGGGTCTATTTGGGTCATATTTTTTATTATAAATTTGAATCGTGGGAAATGTCGGTTCAACTGCAGAAGAATATAACAACCAATACTTTGGACCATATTTGCACTCTTTCATATATTCCATCTTTTGGCAGTTGGGACAATATCTCTTTTCCCCTTGATATATTGGTCCATCCCAATCATATGCAAGAGCATCAGTACTTTCTGTTTTTGTTCCCCAACTATCTGCACCAACCTTACGGCACTTAACCAAAGCACCAGAAGCATAAGCAGAAGGCCAAACCCTATATCTAGATTTTACTTTATGGTAGCAAGCATCTTTTTTCTCAATAATAGTTTCTTCTGTTGCAACATTAGTTGGTTTTGCAGAACCAGATTTTTGTGGTTGATTTGGATCTTTTTTATTTTTTCTTCTAAATGCTTTATCCTCTTCTTCATCTGATAAGTTTGCTGCCATCTTGGAACTTCCGCATTTTGGAGTAGAAGTTTGTCCAGGTTGACGAGCACAAGGAGCACCAGCAAATGGTCCACCAATCTGACGCCACCCCGGAACTTTTCTTCCAGTTTTGGGGTCTATTGCGTCGGATTTCCTAAACCAATCCCCAAGAGTTTCATCTCCAGATGCAGTTTCTTCTTTAATTTTTTCTGCTTTCTTCAATCTTGTATAATAATCGGGCAGTTCTTCTAAGTGTTGAAGGGCAATCATTTTTGCCATTCTTTTGCTTCCAGTATGTTCACTTTCTACTTTAATACCCATCTCTAATTGGGAACTTAAAGTTTTCATTGAGATTTTATGCTTTTTCGCAATCTCTTCTAAGGGCATATATTTCTTAATGGGTCCCTTTGGGTCAGTTGCTTCTAAAAGAAATTGTGAAAAAGTTTTCATAGTTTTTGAACTATTTATTGTCGGCAAATCCTTGTTTGAGTAATTTTTGGAGATCCGCAGTGGAACCAATAAAAACAGAGTTATTAACGGTAGAAGGACCTCTAGTATCTTCTTCTTTAAGTTTTTTCATTTTATGCTGCAAATCAATTAACTTATCAGTCACATCACCAACATTTTTAATTAATTGACCTGCAACTTCATATGCTCTTGGACTATCACTTTGTTGTGCTAAATCCATAATACTATCAATTGCTTCTTGACCCTTTTCAATCAATGAATACAAATTTCCTCGTGTGTATTCATAATCCTTATCACTTTCTTCTCCAGAGATTGGTCTTGCTATTGCTTCTTTTGATTTTTTTACAATTTCTTTTGATACAGAAGTTGCTTCTATTTCTAATGCTTCGTCTATATTTTCAAATTTACTTGTCATAATGATACATCTATTCCTTTTGTTGGACTATAAATTTTTCCATCACCAAAATCAAAATAACTTTCATTAAATCCAAAATCATCTTCTGGTTCAACTAAACTATCATCAACCGCATTTATTACATCAATTGAAGAATTAATTAAATGCGGAACTGCCGTTGTTCCGTCTTGTCCCCTTAATACTGTTAAGTCATTTCCTTCAATAGATTTAATGAGTAATTCTTCTTTTTCTATCATAATGTAAGTATTTTCGCTCAGTAGTGAAGCATCAGAAACAGAAATTTTTGTAACATACTCATTAATATCTTCTGTTAGTGTATTTGTATTATCATTATTGTAATCTTTAATTGCTCTTGGTGTTGCTGTGTATCTCAACTGTCTTGATGAATTTTTTATATTTGTATCCGTATAGTAATCAACTTGCACTTTTTTAATTAAACCTTCTGTACTATCTGCAATTGGTCCAAAAATATAAGTTTTGGCAACAAAATTTAGAGTATAAACTAAAACTCTTCTTGTGGTAAAGTCACTTTCGTAATTATCTTCCATTTGAATATTTTCCAATATCATTGGAACATCTTTTTTTTCTCCAATGGATGATACTAAATCAATAGTTAAACTAAATGATGGTTGGAAAAATGGCAAAATTTGCTCCAAAATTTGGAGCATATCATCATTATATTTTGCCATTATGCTTAATTTTATTCCCAAATTGTATGGGACTGGCATATAAACTTTTATTGCTTTATTTTGATTCTCGGAATTTAATGTTTTGAATGTTTGTACCGTAGATACCTTTCTGCTTGCATCATAATTGATACTAGTTAATTCAAAAGACATACGAGGAAGAGTCAATGCAACTCTTTTTCTCAAGTCTGGCTTCTGTTCTAATCTTGCTAAAAACTTCTGTATTGGTCCATACGCAATGGGAACTTTGATTAAACTATAATCAGTTCCATCTTGCTCTTCGTGTTTGATTAAAATATTATTAAAAAGCGTACCAAAAGATATAACCGTCTTTCTTATAATTTCGTGATAACTATAATTTCCTAACATAATCAAACACTTTATAATTATTTAGTAATTAATAACTAGTAATCACCAAATGGATTTCTTTGAGAGAAGTCTAACATTGAATCTGATTCATTTTCTATTTCAGTATTTTGAGCATATGGGTCATACAAATCATCAGATTGAATTGAAAATACTTTATGAGTTGCATTAGAACCAACTATTAATTCACCAAGAGCAAAGTTTCCATTTGCAATTGAAACTTTAAGGACTTTGGTGTCTGCATCCCAATCTTTAACATATGCTGTTGTCCCTGTAGAAACTCCTCTGATTGACTCATTAAATATAAAGTTTCCAGTGGAAGTTCCAACAGGAGAGGACAATGTAATAGATGGGAGTGAAGTGTATCCAGCACCGGTATTTGTATACCTAATTGCTGTAACTATTCCGGAAGAATTTATAAATGCCAATGCAGTTGCATTTGTGCCACCAGAAGGTGCAGAAGATATTGAAACAGTTGGTGCAGAAGAATATCCAGATCCATTAGTTAATATTGATATTTGTCCAAGAGAACCATTAGAAATGACTGCTGTTGCGATTCCACCAGTTCCAGTATCACTTAATATTTCAACTTTTGGTGGTACTGTATATCCTGCTCCAGGATTTATGAGTAAAATTTTATCTATAGAGCTACCATTTCTTGGTGGTCTATATGTCATAATTGCAACTGCTGATGCGTCTGTTCCACCAACAGGTGCTTTTTCAATACGAATTGTTGGAGTTGTCAAATACCCAGTTCCATCATTAATTAG